ATCACGCCATTTATACATTACCCTTAGGGAAAACCCTAATGCAGAAGCTATTTGCTCAATGCTTTTGCCGAGCTTGCCTAACTCTATGACTTTTTCGCATAACGATTCGTTGTAGAGTGTAGGTCGCCCTACTGGACGCTTTTCAGTCATTCTTCATAGCAGCTTCCGCTGGATTCCCGGCCGATGGCGGCACTAAGTTAGATATCGGAATCATTTCTTCTTCTTCTCAGCTTCGCGCTTGACAGAGTAAGCAATCGCCGTTGCCTGTTTCGGCGGCTTACCGGCTTTGAGCTCGGCTTTGATGTTTTTTATCAGAGCTTCTTTACTCTTGCTGTGGACTAGGGGCATTTAGTTTCTCCATCCAGTATTTGATATCTTCAATTGCGCCATTAATCATGTGCAATGAAACTTCGTGCTGTTTACCCTGGGTAATCAGTTCTTCCATGCGTTTTTTCAGTTCTTCTATTGTCATTCTACCACCGCGCAAATGTCGGCCTCCTGTATTATTTGATAATCTTGGCCGTCAATCTTGTGTGTTGGCCAGTTGAGATAGTCGCCGTTGCCGTACTTTATGAAGTCGCCAACCTTTACATCTGTGACCTCTGGGCCTACTGCCTCCACGGTTCCTTCGTTGAAAGGTTCCTTGTTGTTGACAATCAAGATCTCGCTCAGGACTCGGACAGTTGGTCGGACCACCACTCTGTTTTTAAGCGGTTTTAACACTTTTTGGCCTCCCGCGCTGCTTTTTTTCCTCGGGCATTACATCCAGGACAGGCAAAAAGACGCCAGATGGCATTGTCTCTGGCAAATTGGCAACTGCGAATTCTCCGCACCATTCCGTGCGGAATCTGGTCTGATAGACCGGATATCGGCGGCATTGTCCGATATCGGTTCCATCAAAAAATCTACATCTCTTACAATTGGTTTCAGCCATTCAAACTACCCTTTGTGTGGTTAGAAGGTTCCCCAGGTTCATCAGACCTTGGGGATCTTCGCTTACTTGTACTCTGCTCGTTCGTGCGAATAGCACTCGGAATCTTGCCGTCCGGTGTTCATTTCTCCCTGCTCTTTCATGCCAATGTTGCCTCGATGAGCGTCCGCTTTGCCCATTGCTACTCCATTGACCATCTTGGCCATCTTGTCGCCGGTTCTGTCGCTTGATGTAACGCCTTTCGGCGGCGTTGCTTTGGTTCCGTATCCCATGCTAGTCCTTTCGGTTGGTTGCGGCCATCAAGACTCTCTGAGTCCGTCCTGATGAGGCTGTGCGCCTTTCGCCGGTGTCTACTATAAACCCTTTTTTGATCAGTTGGGAAAATCTTGGCGTGATGCTGTGACTTCTGATGTGCGGCAGCATTCGTTCCACATCGTCCGAAATGCAACCTTTTGGGAATGCTTTGATCATGTAGTAGATCAGCAGCTCCAGAGCCCCGGCGTTCATGGACTCTGCTGCCTTGTGTGATGTGTCGGGGTCTGTGCTCCTGGCCAGACCTTTCCAAGTGTGTGGAAATTCAAACATCAAAACTCCTCGTTAGATTTTTCGTGCTCGAAACATTGGAACCAACCGTCATAGATCTTTCCCTGGGGAATTGAGTCCATCTTGACGCTCATTCTCCCGGCCTCGTTCACGAACAAGGTTCCGTGTGTTGTCCAGTAGGTCTTTTTCTTGCCCTGGGACTCATACTCCCTGGCTGCAAACTTTATGTCAAATTTTCGTTTTTCCATCAGATTTTCTCCAGTTTTACAATCATTTCGTCCAGGTCGCCCAGAAATTGGATGACCTCCTTCTCCAGCATGGCCACATAGGTCGGATCGTATGGGATCCGCTTTATGAACATCTGTAGGTTCTCTGGTAGCCTGGGATCAAAGCTCAAGAAGTCGCACCAGTTTGTGCCGGTGCAGCACATCTGCCATTGCATCTGGGTGATGTATTTCCCAGGCACAATTCCAGTCATCAGGTAGTCAAGATGAGTTGCTGTTTTGGGACACTTAATCTCAATCAGTCCAATTTGTTTGCCGTCCTGCACAAATCCGTCAGGACTTGCCCCGGACATTTCAATTGTTGGATGCCCAACGAACCCAACTTCCTCTACCATGACTCCTTTCTTGATTTCGTAGGCAGCTCGAGCAAACTTCTCAGTCTCAATTCCCCATTCCATGTCGCTGTTGGAGTAGCCTTCTGTTTTTTTTCCGGTCAGTCTTTCGCACACCAGTTGCGCCATGTAGTTGTCTCGCCCTGCCTTCTTTACGATCAAGTCGGCCACTTTGCTGGCTGTGACCTTGCCCAATCTGGCGGCGTGCCATTCTTCAGTTCCTTGGTCCATTTTCTTTTCCTTTCTTGATTCGTGCGGCCTTTGCTGCTAACACCTTTGCTTGCCAAACCTGGTCACCTTCACAGGCAGCATACGCTTGGGCATAGACTGTTTGCAACTCTTCGCTGCTTGCGCTGGCCTCAATTCCCGCTAGGTAATCTGCCATAGAATTTTCTGAGACAGTTTTTTTCCCTTTCGTGGCGGCGTTGCCATCGTCATCCTCTGGGGCTACTCCACAGGCCGTCAACAGGCTGTAGCGGCGTCCATAAGTGATTGCGCTGCCGTAGCCTTGGGCATCGTGCTTGACCACCGGCATGAACAGCTTGCCTCCGCTGTAGCTTTCGCCTGACTGATGGGCAAACATTGTTTCGACCAGGATGCCTCCTTCTACGCTCTCAATGATTTGAGTCATAAAGATGCCCTGGTCGTTGAGTGCTTCCCGGACCGCATCAACGCACGCATCCAGACCGGCATACTTTGACCGGAAGTGTGGGTTTTGTTGACTCTTCAGAGCCGATTCAAAATTCTTCTGGGCTTTGGCCAGAGCTCCAAATATTTCTTTCATGGGTTTTCTTTCATGCCACTCTTGAGCAGCTCCTTGTTGTTCATATTGATTCATTTAAAAAAGTATCCAGCAGTAAATCCGATAAACGCAATTAAAAAAACAATTCCGATTATTGAAAATGTGTCCCTTACTTTACCAACGATTTTATCTCCCTGATCGTAATCCACTCTGTTTTGTATGTAGATGGGTCTTTTAATCGGTTGAAAGTTAGCGGGGGGGTCTCCCCTTTGTCTTTCTTTCGTGGTTTCCATTCTGTTACTCCAAGTATTAATTTAACTTTTTTACTAACAGCATTATTTTCCATTGATTATTGCCACCAATTCTCTAATCTTGCTTTGCAGTAATCCAACCTGGAAAGCTAAACGCTCTTGTGCAGAACAGTTTCTGTACATTTGTTTAGCCAGCTCTTCGGCTGTATCAATCATCTTCTGTGCGTCAATCATTTGTTTTCCTTTGTACTTTTATTGCCAATAGCCACTTGTCGCCCAGAAACCGGACAGACCGGATCCAAGATCTCATGTTGTGGCGGTTAACGCTGACCGGAGCCAGCGGATTGTTAAAGTGTTGGCGCACTCTGACTAGGTAGTGGATGTTCATCCTTCGGCCTCATTGTTAACGCATTCCCTCTCAATGGTTTCTATCCAAAATTTATCCATGACTTCCTTTATGTCGATCCCCTCGACAAACGCTTGGACCAGCTCGGCCTGGGGCTCTACCCTGTAGTCTCCGTCCATCTCTCCAGGATCGTAGTCAAGCCAGCAGTCAAGCTCTAGACCTCCAAAGGTTTCAAAATGGTACTGGATCATGTTGTCCACCAGGTTACCAGCGCCAAAGCAAGACCAACGCCAATGGCGGTGGCTAGGAGGATGTCTTTTAGTGTGTTCATGTTTAGTAGGGGCCGGAGCCCCTTTGGTTTACCGATAAAAATAAAGTGCAGCATTTTGCTGGACTGCGCGTGGACTGTGACCGTAATACAAATGGCCACTATTTCCTTCAATGCACCAATCGCAACAACCCGCTTCAATCTGCTGTTCAAGAGTCATGTCGTTAAAATCCGGATTGTGGATTTCGTATGCTTCGGTAGGGGTTTGTTGGTTCATCTGGAAGCTCCTAAAAAGACCCCAAGAACTTCGGGGCATAGGTGCATTGTATAGCAAACTAAGCAGTCTCACAGGCTTTTGCAATTTATTTTTCTATACAAATAGCAAACCCTATAGCTTTTTACAATGATGTTTTGCTTAGACTGCTATACAATACGCCGATGCAACCTATCCCTCTTCCAGTAGTAGTCCTCGGAGACAATGGACTTCAAGACGCAATCACCAGAGCTGGCAGCAAGTCTTCGTTGGCCAGGATGTTGGGCATCACCAGGGCAGCTGTTAGCCATTGGACCAAGCTCCCTGGTGGCCGGTTGTACCAGCTCAAGGTG